GGTCGACTCATTGCACGCGATACCTAGTTAGTCTTACCAAAAACCATATTCTATGAAAAATGGTAGAAGTTCAGCCGCTTCCGTGGCTGAAAAAGCGGGAATCTCCCCGCAAAACGTCAACCGCAGGCGCCGGCGCGGTGAATCAGACGAGTCGATCATCAAAAACCGCCACGAACAAGCGCCGCGCGACGAGACTCTCATCGACGCGCAACTCCGCAAAGAGTCCGCGCTCGCCAACCTTCGAGAGCTGGAATTCCAGCAAAAACAGGGCGACGTGATCCCCGTGGCGATGGCGTCCGCCGCCTGGGCGCAACTCTGCCAGATGGTCCGGCAGAAACTCTCAGCGCTTCCGAATGCACTGTGCGACCAACTGGCCGCAATGACCGACCCGACCGAAGTACGCCTCTTCCTGATCCGCGAAACTGACCGATGTGCCGCTCAATTAGCCGATGACTTTCTCGACGCAGGCGCAGCTATTGTGGACAGCGGCGGCGAAGGCGATGCGGCCACCGATCCGGCAGACGGTGACGGAGTGGGCGGAGAGTAACCGCAAGCTCTCCAGCGAACGCAGTGCATCCCCCGGCGACTTCCGGGCCTGGGCCTTCCAGCGGGAGCCCATGGACGTTCTCAGCGCGCACGATCCGACCGAGTTTATTGTGCTGATGTGCGCCTCGCAGATGTTGAAAACGACGGCCTACGAAAACGCCATCGGCTCCTACATCGCCAACGACCCCGGCCCGATCCTCTTGATTCAACCGCGCGAAGCGGACACGGAAGAGTTTAGCAAAAAGAGCATCGACCCGATGTTTCGGGACTGCCCGACGCTGGCCGGGCTTGTGGCCGTAAAGAAATCGCGCGAAGCCGGGAACACAATCAACGAAAAGCGGTTTCGCGGTGGATCGCTGACCATGCTTGGCGCGCAAACGCCAGAGAATTTTCAGATGCGGTCGATCCGGTACGCCCTCGGAGACGAGGTAGACCGCTGGCCGCGCGAAGTCGGAAAAGAAGGCTCTACTGTTCGCCTGTTCATCATGAGAACGGCGAATTTTCGGCGCATACGAAAAGTTGCGCTGGCGTCCACCCCAACGCTGGAAGGTGACTCCGTTATCTACGAGTGGTGGACGCGCTCCGACCAGCGGAAATATTACGTTCCCTGCCCCCTGTGCGGTGCCTATCAGGTGCTCATCTGGGAGCGGGTGAAGTGGGGCGCAGATCCGGCTGAAGCCTGGTACGAGTGCGAACTCTGCCATGGGCATATTGAAAACTGGCGAAAACCGTGGATGATTGACCGCGGCGAGTGGGTGAAGGGTAACCCGAAGTCGAAAATAGCCGGCTTCCACCTCCCGCGCCTCTATTCGCTCATCACGCCATGGGGCGAGCTGGCCGAAGACTTCCTCGCGTCGAAAGACGACCCGGGCGAGCTGAAATCGTTTATCAACACGAAGCTCGCCGAACTATGGAAGATCACCGGCGACGCCCCCGACTGGGAAATCATCGCCTCCCGCGCGTCCGACTACGAAAAGGGCACAGTGCCCGCTGGCGCGTTGATTCTAACGGCCGGGGTTGACGTACAGCGCGACCGATTAGAAATAGCTGTATGGGGCTGGGGGCGCAATAAACAGCGCTTCCTGGTAGACTACCGGGTTCTATTCGGTGACACCGCCCGCCTAGGCGCTGGGCCATGGCTCGAACTTACCGGAATGCTCGGGGAAACCTGGCGGCACGCATCCGGCGCTGAAATGTCGATCAGCCGCACGGCGATTGACTCCGGCGATCAATCCACGCAGGTGTACGACTGGGCACGGCAACAGGGACCGGGCCGGGTGATCGTGGTTAAGGGTTACGATACCGGAACGGCGGTCCTCGGGACGCCGAAAACAACAGAATCGAACTCGAAGCGCCGGCGCCGTGGCGTGCTGGTGTATCCGGTCAATGTGTCGATGGCGAAGACTGAGCTTTACGGTCAGTTGCGCCTCGGCAAATCAGCGGAGGGCGGGGAACATCCGCCCGGCTGGGTTCACCACTACCGGGAAACAGACGAGTGGTACAAGCAACTCGTCGCGGAGCGGTACGTGCAGGCGAAGAATAAGCGCGGCTTCATGGAAGGCCGCTGGCACAAGACCGGACGCAACGAGGCGCTGGACACCGCGAATTACGCACGGGCGGCCGCGGAGCATCTTGGGGTTGGGAAGTGGCCGGAAGCGCGCTGGAATGCGTTAGCAGTAGCCATGGAGCCACTACCACGCGGCGTTACCGTTGCACGGCAACAAGGCCCAACGCAGATCACACAGCAGCCATCTGAGCAACCTAAGCCGCAAGCGCGGCCCGGGTGGATACAGGGCGGGAGTAATTGGCTTAGACGATGACAACCGAAGAACTCCAGACAAAACGGGACGCTTTAGTAGGGCGGATTGCCGACGCCGTGAAATCCATCACGACCGGCGACAAGTCCGTGACCTACGCAGATATTGCGGGCATGGAAAAAGCGCTGGCGATCCTTGACGGAGAACTTGCATCCTCCACTGGCACGCGGACGAATCGCGCGCTCTTGATTCAGCACACCAACGGATGAGCCTAAACATCGTTGATAAAGTCGTTGCGTTCTTCGACCCGGCTGCCGGGATTCGGCGGAGTCGCGCCCGCGCCGCGCTGAACCCGAAGGCATCTTATGAAGGCGCGAAAGACGGCCGCCGCACGGCCGGATGGACAACGAGTGGAGCATCGGCCAACGCTGAAACATCGGGCGGGCTGGTGGCACTCCGCGACCGATCGCGCGACCTCATTCGCAATAACCCGCTGGCGGGTAGCGGTCAAACGAAATGGACCGATTCAGTAGTCGGGACAGGCATCCTTTGCCAGTGGAATGACGCCACGGTGCAGGCGAAGTGGGACGCATGGGTTAAGACGTGCTCCGCCGATGGCCTGCCTGGTTTCGAGGCGATTCAAGCCCAGGCGTGTGACGCAGAATTTGAAACCGGCGAAGTCCTTCTCCGATCCCGCCCCCGTCGCCGTTCTGATGGCGTCTGGCCTCCGGTGCAGATTCAAGTTCTGGAAGCCGACTACCTGGACACACTCAAAACGGCCACGCTGGCGAGCGGCTACATCATCCAGGGCGTCGAATTCAACGGAGTCGGAAAGCGCGTGGCGTATTGGCTATTCGACCGTCACCCCGGCGATAGCGCGGCATCCGGCTTGCCCGGCTCTATCAGCACGATGTCGCATCGCGTGCCCGCCTCCGAGGTGTCCCATATTGGGCGCCCGAAACGGCCGGGGCAGGTTCGGATCGTCCCCCGGTTGGCGCCGTCAACCCTCCCCGCAAAAGACACCGCGGATTGGGAAGAAGCCGAGATTATCCGCAAGCGCACTGAGGCGTGTATTGCCGCCGCAGTGACCTCGCCTGAAGGCGACGAATTCCAGTTCACCACCGAAGTCGCCGACGCCAACGGTAACCCGGTATCGACGTTTGAGCCTGGCATGATGCTTAAATTGCGGCCTGGCGAAGACGTGAAATTCAATCAGCCGGCATACGCTGGCGGATACGAAGATTATAAGACGAGCCGCCAGCGAGACTTTGCGGCAGGCATTGGAATCCCGTTCGAGTTACTGACCGGGAACTATTCGAAGTCCAATTACAGCAGTAGCCGCATGGGCGCAGTAGCGTTCAAGCGCGCGGTCGAGTCCCACCAATGGGCGTGGTTTATCCCGCAAATGTGCGAATGGGCGGCGCAGAAGTTCTTGGAATACCTACTGATGTTAGATGGGCCGGCATCTGACACCTCGCACCAATGGAGCCCGCCCGCGTTCGAGCTTTTAGATCGGCTGTCGGAATCGAAAGCCGATCAAGTAGACCTCCAGATCGGCAAAAAGACCTGGCCGCAAGTCGTGGCAGGCGCGGGGAATAACCCAGCGCAGCAGTTGGCGGAAATCTCCGAATACTCCGAGGGATTACAAGGGGCCGGAGTGGATTTTTTCAACGGTCAACTTGCCATCGCAGAAAGCAACGCGGCAGACCCGCAAGAGCAGGTACCTGATGAGCCTCAATAAACTCTTCGCCGACAACGAACAAAAGCCGCGCCGTTACGAGATCAACGCGAAGGCGGAAGATGCCGCCGAAGTGTTTGTCTACGACGCGATTGGTGGGATGTGGGGAATTCAGGCGTCTCAATTTGCCAAGGATTTGAAATCACTGAAGGCGTCATTGATTCATTTGCGTATCAACTCCCCAGGCGGGGAGGTTGACGCCGCGCGGGCAATGTCTACGGCCATTGCGCAACACCCGGCGCGAGTGGTTGCTCATATTGATGGGCTGGCCGCATCGGCCGCGTCCGTGATTATGCTGGCGGCAGACGAAATCGAGATTACGGCGGGCGCGTTTGTGATGGTCCACAATCCGCACGCTCTGGCCTTCGGCAACGCTTCCGATCACATGGCCGTTGCGGAAGTTCTCAGTAAGTACGCCGATTCACTGACGGCCGACTACATGCGCCGAACCGGCAAAGACGAGGCGACCGTCCGCGCGTGGATGGACGCGGAAACGTGGTTTTCCGCACAGGAAGCCGTAGATGCTGGTCTAGCTGACCGGATCGTGGAAACCACGGCCGCGAAAAACGAATGGAATTTGACCGCCTACCGTAACGCCCCCGCTGCATTGTGCGCGGTTGGGCCGGTGGCGAATGCGGTGGAAGTTGCACCGCCCAACAAAGTCCAGGGCTCTGCCCCTGATGACAATTCACACAAGGAGGGCTATATGCCCAATCCGAACCCTGTCGAATCCACGGGGCAGAACCCGGCTATTAACGCCGAGGCTATTGCCGCCGCCGCCATGGCCGCCGAACGGACCCGCACCAGCGAAATCTCCCGTATTGGCGCGCTCGCCAAGATGCCCGCTACGGCCATCAACTCCGCTATCTCTAGCGGACAGACGGTCGAGGCATTCAAAGATGCCGTGATCGAGGCGAAGATCGCCGCCGATATGGCTACCGATACTCGCGTCGGCCACACCGCCGCCACGATCTCCCGCGATGAGCGCGACACGCGGCGCGCCTTGGGCGTCTCAGCGCTGTTGAACCGCGTGGACCCGTCGAAGTATCAAGTGGAAGCCGCCAACGACTTCCGGGGCATGGGCGTTCGCCGGCTGGCCGAAGAAGTGCTGGCGCGCGCGGGCGTCAACACGCGCGGTATGAACGAAACCGACTTCTGTATCCAAGCGTTCCACTCCACCAGCGACTTCCCGTACATCCTGGAAAACGGGCTGCGCAAAGTGCTGCTGACCGCCTACGACACTGCGCCCGTGACCTACAAAACCTGGTCTCGCGCGAGTGTGGCGAACGACTTCAAGACGATGCGCCGGATTCGCAGTGGTGCGGCCCCCGTGCTTCTGGAAGTCCCCGAAGGCGGAGAAGTCACGCTGGGCACAATGGGCGAAGAGCGCGAATCCTACGCGCTGGCGACCTACGCGCGCGGCATCAGCTTCACGCGCCAAATGCTCATCAACGACGACCTCGGTGCCTTCAATGACATCAGCGCGAAGATGGGCGAGCAGTGCGCGCGCTTGGAAAACAAGACCGTGTACGCCATCCTAACGGCGAACGCGGCGATGAATGACGGCGTGACGCTGTTCCATGCCGATCATGAAAACGTCGGCACCGGCGCCATCGGTAACACCGGTCTGGACTCCATGTTTGTGGCGATGGCCACGCAGAAGGATATCGACGGGGTAAGCCCGTTGAACCTGATGCCGAAATACCTCATCGTCCCGCCCGCCAAGCGCATGACGGCTGTCACTGCCATGCGTGAAACCGGGCCTTCTGTCAAGATTTCCGACCAGAACTGGTTCGCAGGAATGCTGGAAGTCGTGTCCGATGCCGAACTCACCGACACTGCCAAATGGTACGGCGCCGCCGCAACGGGCGATGTCGAATACGCCAACCTGGCGGGCGCGCCCGGCCCGCAGTTCTACCGCGTCGAAAACGCTGGCGACATTCTTGGCGTTCGCATCAACGTCTTTCTCGACTTCGCGGCCAAAGCCGTCGGCTGGAAGGGCCTCTACTACTCCAGCGGCGTTTAATCGGCGGAACAAGGCAACCAAACAACTAGGGGCGGCGAGGGCCGCCCCACGAGGGTAAAACCATGGATAATTTCGTACAGGCGGGAGACTCTCTCGCGCTTACCGCCCCCTATACCGTTGTCGCCGGTGCGGCGGCGCGCGTGGGCAAGATTTTCGGCGTTGCGGTGTCCGATACCACTTCCGGAGCCGTTGGCCAATTCAAAACCGAAGGCGTGTTCGACATCGCCAAAACCACCGGCGCGATTTCGGTGGGCGACGCGGTGTACTGGGACAACACGAACAAGTACCTGACGACCACGGCCGCCGGCAATTGCGAAGTTGGCGTCTGCACGCGGGCCGCCGTTTCCGGCGATACCACCGTCCGCGTCAAGCTGTATGGTGGGCCGCTCACGCTGAAGTTTGTTTCCTCCGAGCAGACCGGCACGGGCAGCGCGCAGAACGTGGCCCACGGCCTCGGGTTCGTTCCGTCGCGCGTGTTCGTTACCTACACCGACCTGACCCCGGCGACCGCCGGCAGCGTCAACGTCACCTATGGCAGCCACACCAGCACGAACGTGGTCGTGACCGTCACGGCCTCGAAGAAGTTCCTCGTGGTCGCCGAATACTAACCAGCCATGTCCACCTTCAGTGGCCTTTTTGATACTGCCACGGTGCCTCTCCTCGCCGTGTTTGGGGAAGAGGCCACTTACTACCCGCGCGCCGGTGCCTCGTACACGATAACCCTCGTTTTCGACACCGGCGAGCAGGTACAGCAATCCCAGCGCGTCTATCAAACCGCCTGGGCGCCGCTCACTTCCTTCACCGAAGGCGAGCCAATCAAAGGCGATCACATCGTCCTGGATAGTGTCACCTACCGCGTTGCCGACGTCGAAAAAGACGCTGGCGGCGGGCGGCTACTGAAGCTGGCCGTTACGAATCCGTTATGACCTGCCATTGCGATTACTGCCGGTATTTGGCCGCGAAGTCTATTGCTAACGCGCCGGCCATTGCCAGCAAGTCGCTCACCGAAGCTATCGCCAAACTCGCCGCTAAGCTCCTGAAATGATCCCCGACATCCGCATCAAATACAACGGCGTTAACGTGCGACTCGTCGGGTTCGGCTTCCGAAAATTCCACAACCTCCGCATTTTAGATGCCGGGATCAAGGCAATGAAGGCGCGCCTGGCGAAAGGCGTTTCAGAAGACGACGGGCCGACGAAGCCGCTCAAAAAGCGCTATGCGCGCTTTAAGTCGAAGAAGACCGGGCGCCGGGCTGTCCGAGATATGAACCTCACCGGCGCGCTGTTGGACGAAATCAAGCCGCGCTACTCCGACGACCGGCAAGCCATTGCGGACGCCGGCACGCGCCTGGGGCGCATGAAGGCCCGCGTACACTCCGACCTCCTCCGCTTCTCCAACGGCGACCAGGCTAAAATGCTCGAACTCGCCACGCAACTATTCGCCGATGGCGTCGAACAGACCATCCGAACAGGCCGCAACCTACCCCGCGCGGCAACCACCTCCCGCTCCACTATCACCGCCCGCCGAACGTATTTTGGCCGCGCCGCATAATCCATGGCAAACTACCGAAAAGCAACACGAGACGCCCTCGTTGCGGCGCTCTCCGATGGCACCACGGGCTTCAACGCGCAACTGGGCAGCCTATCGCAAAGCTACGGCATTACGCCATTTTCCCTGGAATTCGGCGCGAACTCCAAGAACGTCGCCTACGGGTATCTGGACGACGAAGAAGTAGACGTCTCCCAAATCTTCGAGTTTCCCGGCGCCGTCATCTGCACAACCTTTGCTGAGGATAAACACAAGATCGTCGGTAAGACCTTCTCGGGCACCGTTGGCGCGGCTGTCGTGATGTACCTCCGCTACCAGCAACTTGACGCGCCGAACTACGGCAGCAATCAGCCTGACTTTTCCAACGACTTCGAGAAGTACGCCGATGCCGTGGCCGACGCATTCAGCACCGCGCTAAAGGAAGGCCGGACGCATTTCCGCGCCTCCAACGTCCTGCATTCGCAATACCGCGAGGACCGTTTGCCGGTTCAAAACCTTGGCGACGGCCACACCCAAACAATCACATTCTCCCTTGAATTCGAGGTTCACGTATGAGCACACTCTCCCCCAACGACGCGCGGCTGTTTGTCCAGGCTACGGACCCATGGGCGGCGACGATCCCGAATTCCTCGGGCACTGCTACCGTTGCCACCGCTGACGGCCTGGAGTACATGCGCGGCGGGCTCTCGCTCGTCGCCACCTCGAACCGTATCCCGTCCAATGTGGCCGCCGGAAGCCTCGGCCGCAAGGCTGACCGCCGCGGGCGCCGTACCTGCAACTGGGGCATCTCCGTTCCGTTGCGCGGCTCTGGCACCGCGGGCACCGTCTCCGACATGGACCCGCTGTTAAAGGCTATGTTTGGCGCGGCTGGCACCGTGAGCTCGGGCGTCTCGGTGACCTATGGCATTGTAGAAAACAGCATCGGCGTGACCGCGCACGTTTTCCGTGATCCGGCCGGATCGAATATCTGGAACGAGATTCTCGTTGGCGGGCTGGTAAGCGGTTTCGAGATCAGCGGCGGCGGCGATGAAACTGAATCTGTTTTGCGCGTCAGCGGTCCCGGCGTCGATGTCATCGACAAGCCGAACTTTTCCAGCCTCACGACGGCGGAAAAGCGCGGTTTGACCTCGTGGCCGACCGAACCATCCGCCCCTACGTTCCTCTCCCAAGCCGCTCTCGGATTCACCGGCTCCGCCACGATCAACAGCGTCTCGACGTTCCAAATCCGCTCATTCTCGATTTCCGGTGACTTTGCCCGCTCGATCCGCTACGCACACGGAAGCTACTACCCGAGCGTCCCGATTGCCGATGTGGCAACGGTCAATGTCAACTTCTCGCTCTACGAAGAGGACACCAGCGCACAGGCCGCGCTGCGCTACCTCGCCCGCACCTTGGGCGTGTTCGATGTGTCGCTCGTGATCGGAGAAGACGCGGGGAATATCCACACGTTCAACATCAACGGCGTCTCCGTCGATGGCGCGTCCCGTGATGAATCCGGCGCCGAGAACATTTTGAATTTCTCCGGCGTGGCGTCGATCACCGCCGGCTCCCGCGACGAACTCCAATACGTCGCCACGTAAGTTTATGCACTCGCTCAAATCCAAATTCACTGAAGCGTCGAAAAAATATCCGGGCGTGACCTTCACCGTCCGCAACCTGAACGCAATGCGACGGGCGGAACGGGACGCGGCTATTGCGCCCTACCGCCTGGAGTACAGCCGCCTCACCGCCGAACGCGCTACGCAATGGAAGGCGCTGGCTGGCGAAGATGGCACCATCGAAGAGCGCAACGCGCGCGTGAACGCGCTGCCCGTTGATAAGCGGCTGGCTATCCTGGAAATGGACGAGAAGGCCCAGCATATCTACGAGCGCTTCATGTTGCCCAACGCCATTCGCGCCGGGTTTATCAGCGTCGAAGGTCTAGAGTTGGACGGCGTGTCTATGCCAAGTGTGGAAGACCTGCTGTCCGGCGCTCCCGACGACCTGATCGAAGAGGTTTACACGGCGTGCGTGCGCGGCTCCGGGTTGACCGAGGACGAGGCAAAAAACTAGCGACGGCGTGGCTGTTCGCCCGTTCGGGCGGATGGTCCAACGCCGATCTACAATGCGGCCAATGCAAGCGCAAGCGGCTCTACCTAATGCGCAACTGCCGCCACTTCCCCGAACTCATACAGATCGGGCGCACTCCGTGCTGGACACCACGGGCGAAGGAGAAGGAAGTCCAAGGGTATCGGAATTCCGAATGCCCAACCTCGTACATCACGCCTGAGAGCGTCTGGATTCTTGAACTCGTCAACACCCACACAGTAGCGACGCGAGACACCGGAGCAACGCTTTTTGGCCCTGATTCGGGGAAATGGCCCGCATGGTGGACCGATGCCTTGGTAGCGGTCGCCAGCGCGCGGGCGGATTGGGACCGGACGGAGATGGACGCGAAATAAATGGCCGCTACTCAACGATTTCAACTCGTCGTCGAAGCCCAAGCGCGAGGCGATGCGGAACTCGCGCGCCTGTCCGCAACCGTCAACAAACTGGGCGACGAACTCGCCCGCGCCAACAAGAAAATGGCGGACGATGCGGTAAAGAATCAGGTCCGCTATTCGGACGCCATGAAGCGCATGAAGCAGGACTCGGAGTCCTCGCTGGGCGGCGCGTCAAAGGCGACCAACGACGGCGCCGCTGGCCTCGGCCGCTACGCTACGGCCGCGCTAGGCGTATATGCCGCGGTCAAGACGGCGGCGGCCGGGTTTGATGCGTTCGTGCGCGGCGCTGGCGAAGCCGCGTTGGAAATCAAGTCCCTCTCCCTGTCCACCGGGTTAACGATCAACCAGGCGGACAAACTGCGGGCGGCGGCGAACCTGACCGGGTTCGATATCCGCAACCTGAAAGAAGCTGCGCTCGATTTGTCCGTTGCGCTGAAGGACACGGGCGGGCAGGGCGACCAGACGCGGCAACTCCTGAAGCAACTGGGCGTATCCGCCTATACGTCAACCGGGCAGACACGGCAGTTGAATGACGTGCTCTTGGAGACATTCGACGCGCTCTCGAAGGTCCAGGACACCACGCAGCGCGTGAACCTCTCGCGGGTGCTTGGCGGCGAGGACGCGGCGAAGAACGTGCAGCCGTTACTTGTTGGATATCGGGAAGCCAATCAGCTTGCCGAGCAACTTGGATTCGGCACGCGCGAAGGGCTGCTGAAGGCGCTGGACGATAGCAATAAGCAATTGCGGACATTTGATCTGCAATGGGAGATCATCAAGGGCAAGCTGGCGGAGAAGATTGCGCCGGTGATTGTGCCGATACTTCTCCGCGTGTCCCGCCTTGCTGCGGGCGATACCTCCGCACTGCCGGGATCGGCATTTTCCAAGGGCGCGCAAGACGCCGAAAATGAAGTCCTGGCGAAAATGTTCCCGACTCTCGACGGCGGGGCGGCACTATCACGCCTTGCGCCATCCGTGCCGGGACTAGATACCGGTGGGCTCACTGCCGGTGCCGCGATGTCCGATCGGTTCCGCCGCGGCCAGCTTGGCGGCGAAGACGGCATCAAGGCGCGTTTAGAACAACTCGGGAAGGAGCGGGCTGGTATCGCTTCCTCGCTGGCTTCCGGCTCACTGAGCAAATCGGCGTTTGAACTGCAGAGCAAAGAACTTTCCCGTATCACGGCGGAGCAGTTGGCGCTCAACAAGCAAATCGAGTTTCTGCAAAAAGCCCGTGCCGGCGCCGAGCTGGTCGTCAACTCGTCCGATCTCATCAACGCCAACATCGGCGCTGGGATCACAGTCGGCCGCGTTCCGTCCCTCCGTGGCCGCGCTACTTCGCTGCCCGACCTCCCCGAATTTGTTTCCACGCAAGCCGACCGCAATGCCTTCGACTCCAGCAACCCGGGAGCGGATCGGGCGGCAACCTCAGCCGAACTCCAGCGGCAGAAAGACCAGCGCGAACGCGAACTGAATGCCTCCTTCGCCCGCTCGTTCGTTCAGTTCCAGGAACGCAAAATCGAAATGCTCACCGGGCCGGGCGGCGAACTGGCGGCGATCCAAAAGATTTACGATCTGAAGAAAGCCGGGCTCCAGCAGGAACTCGACTACGGCACCGAAGTCTTCGACCTCAACCAACGGCGTCTCCAGATCGAAGAGGAGCGCACGCTGTCAATCCTGAACCTCCAGCGGCAGCGGCGCGACGAAGCCCGCGGGCTCGCCTCTGATTTCGTCGGCTCCCTACAGGACGGGCGGCCGCAAGACTTTTTCCGCCAGCAGGGCAGCCGACTCCTCAACCAAGTCGGCACGAATGCCCTTACGGGCACCTTCCAGCGCGTCCAAGGCACCCTCGGGCGCATCGGCGCGGCCTCGGGCCTCGGCGGGCTCCTACAGGGAACGTTACTGGACCCGGCGAACGCCACGCCCATCGACAAGAACACGCTTGCCACCGACCGCAATACGGAAGCCATTGAGCGGCAGGCGACTGGCGGCTTCCAGGTATCAGGGCCGAACGGGTTCAACGCCATGCGCGCGCTGGGACCGGCTAGTGGCTTCCTTGGCGATCTCATTGGCGCCCCTGGCGTGTTCAGCGGTGCCAGCGCGTCGAATCCGATGGTATTCTCCGCTGCGCCGAAATCCACGGTCACTCCCGCCCCCGGCTTCATCGGTCTCGGCACAACCGAAGGCGGCGCAGTGGTTCCGCTTGGCGACGGGCTCTCGAAAACCGCGCGTGGCGTCGGCATTGCCGGAGCGGTAGCAGGCGGGGCCATTGGCGCATACACGCAATTCAAAGCAGGCGGCGCGCAGGGCGCGTTAAATGGGACGGCGGCACTCGCGGGCGCGGCTGGGTCGATTCTCGCGCTGTCGGGCGTTTCCGGCCCTGCGGCGCCTATTCTCGCTGGCGTGGCGCTTGGCCTCCAGGGTATCGCCATGATCTTGGGCGACCCGAAGAAAAAGCGCGACGCGCAAATCAATCAGCGTCTGACCGATGCGTACTACGACGAAGCCGACTCAATGTCCTATTCCATGGACCGGCTCGGACGGTCCTACGACACGAACAAGCTGGGCGGGCTACGGGAGATCACGGTCAACATCTCCGCGCTCGATTCCCGGTCAATCGTAGACTCCCGCGAATCCATTGCGGACGCGCTCCGTATGGCGATCTACGAAGGCCACGGGGTCAACCGGGCGATGCAGGAAGCCGTAGGGGCGGCGTAATGGCCTTCCCTACCCCGTTTGCCGGCGTCTCCGCTCTCTACCCGCTGACCACGGCAAAACGCTATCCAGTGGGTATCCTGAAGTTCACGGACGGCACGGAGCAGCGGTTCCGGCAGGCGGCTGGGCTGCAATCGTTCACCCTCGCACTCGACCAAATCACGACGGACGAAAAAGACGCCATCGTTGACTTTTTCGAGACGTGCAAGGGCTCGTTTGATGCTACGTGGGATCTGGTTATCAGTTCGACCACCTACAGCTATATGGCCTTCGCCGATGACAAGATCAGCGCAACGCAGGGCGAGAACGGCGCATGGTCGCTAACGATTCGGCTGGTTCAGACGCGGAAGAACTAAATGCCATCCTTCCCCACATTCGCGGGCGGCGAATCCGTCCACTTGCCCTATACCCAAGAGCAGGAATTCTGGAACGTCACCAACCGGCAACCGCACGGCTACCAGTACAGTTACAACCTCCTCGCCGCGGGGCTGAAGCGGTGGGAGATTTCGTTCAACCTGTCCGATGCCGACCTCGCCACGCTCCAAACCTTTTGGGACGCGCGCAAGGGCAACTACGAGGAATTCGACTTCACCGACCCGGACACCGGCGCGACTACGAGCAAGTGCCGATTCGATCAGGATTCGCTGACAGTCCAACAGGTCCAACTGAACGAAAACCGCGTTTCCGTCTCCATCCAGGAATACAAATAAGTGGCGCTCACTGACATAGCATCGGCGAAAGACGCACAGCAGTCTTATCAGCCGCTCCTACTCGCCACGATCACGTTTAACGGCGGGACGGTTTACCGCGCCTGCACGCATCCGCTGAACACGGCGGAGGGCGGGTATCAGTACGGCGGCAACAACTACATCGGGCGCATTATTTCGCAGGACATCAGCGCGGTTCAGGGGTACGACGCTGGCGGCATCGACATCATTCCGCGCGTTTCGCTTACCCTGGCCGATGCGGACAAAGCACTAAAAACGAGTTACGAGGACGTGTATGGATTCTCCGGCGCCACCTTGGATCTTGTTTTTGTGTTTTGGGACGCTGACTCTTTCACGTTCTCCAGCGACTCCATTCTCCGTTTCCGTGGCATCTGTGACCCCGCCCAGTGCGACGCCGAAACCATTACCGTCTCCGCCATCAATAAGCTGAACCTCCAGCGGCGAATGCTCCCGCCTGTGCCGTTGCAACGGCGCTGCCCGTGGATCTTCCCGACGACATCCACGAAGCGACAGGCGGCGGCGGATAACGCGGACGATATCAGCTACGAATGCGGGTACTCGCCCGACGCCAGCGGCGGCAACGCGCGGGGTAACTACTCCAGCGGCGTGACCTCCTACACCTCCTGCGACTACACCAAGGCCGCCTGCGAAGCGCGCGGTATGTACAAGCAAGACTCATCCTCTCGCGTCACCGGGCGCTTCGGCGGTGTGCAATACGAGGGCGCAACGGGCGGACGTTCACGCGAGTATACCTCCGGCAATTGGATCGATATTGCCAATAATCCGAACGAAGCCCGCTACGGCAACCCGATTCCCATGGTCTACGGGACCGCGTGGGTAGACGCGGTTGTGATCCAGCCGCAGGGCGACGGTAACTCGACGCGCTTCGAGGCGATTGTCTGCCTCGGGGAAGCACAAAGCATCCTGCGCGTGGTCGTCAACGATACCGAACTCCAGCCGGCCACCGACATCACAGGCGGAACTAATTACATCGTCCGTGACCCGCTGATGCGTTACAACGTCATCAACCGCGGCGACCGTGACGGCGCGCCAAACCTTGACACCCCTTGGAATGGCAACGGCGACCCCTACGGCTCGATGTGCGCGATTCTCTGCGTGGTCCCTCGCCGTCTGGCTGAATCAACCTCAACCCCGCGCGTCCGCGTGCTGGTGCAGGGGCCGAAACTGCGCGTCTATGCCGACGTTTCCACCTACTCAAAGACCTACACCGATAACCCCGCGTGGGTGCTGATGGACCTCCTCACCTGGGCGGGCGTTGGCTACGCGGAACTCGACCTCCAGAGTTTTATTGACGCGGCGGCGATCTGCGCGGCCACAGTCACATACACCGACCAATACGGCGCGTCCACCTCTCACGCGCGCTATGCGTGCTCCCTCGTCCTTCGCCAGCGGCGGAGCGCGGCCGACGTGATCCGCGGCGTCCGGCAGGGGTGCGGCGGGATACTCGTTCCGAACTCGACCACCGGCAAGCTGCAGCTCTTCATCGAAGGCACGCTGGCTAGTCAGCAGCCATCGGCCGTCACGGGCTCGAATTACAACACGGCCATCTCCTCGAAGTCACTCACCGGCAGCGTCACGAACGGATATGCGGCCTATGATTTCACGAAGTTTCTTGGCGGCCGTCAGTCTTCGTTTAAAGTTCAGACGCAGCCGCTCGCCAGCACTCCCAACCGGGTAAGTTTCGGATTCGCGAATAGCGAACGCGATTGGGCCGGCGACTCCGTTTCCATCGCCGATACCGACGCGGTGGCGCGAAGCGGGCAGGAAGTGGCGGAGCAAATGGAAGCGGACGGCGTGAACACGCTTGACCAAGCGAAGCGCATTGGTGCCCGGCGCCTCGCGCGGAACCTGTACGGTAACGCCCGCGCTGATGCCGGCGGAACGGAAGTCTACACCTGGCTCGACTCCTTCCGCGCTGTGCGCTGCCGCGTGGGGCAAATTGCCCGCGTGTCTAACGCGCATTTCGGCCTGTCCAACGTCCTCGCCCGCATCACGCAAATGCGGCCATCCACGAACTTTGAGACGGTGCAGATCACCGCGCAGCGGCACAACGACGACTGGTACGTAGACACCTACGGGCAAGCCGCTGACCCGGAACAATCGCTCCAGGCGCGCAACCGTCTCGCCCGCGCGGCGTACCCGTGGGGGCCGGTAGGAATCGCCCCCGATGCCTCGGACCCGATGTACTCGGAAACCGACCAAACCTTCACCCTCGCCGAAGCCCACGAAACGGCGGCGGACGGCACGATCATCACGAAACTATACCTCTCCGGCGCGTGGCCAGTGAACCTCTTCACGGGCACGCCTCCCGATGTGGGGCGTCAAGGCACCACGGCATCCACGGGCGGCTCCATCCTCGGCAGTGGCCGCTCGTACTACCTTGCCGTTGTAGCGCTCGATGCGTTCGGCGTGCCTTCTGCGCCGTCGAATCTCTGCGAAGTCGTCGTCACGAACGTATCAACGGCGAACACCATCACAGTCCCGATTCTCGGCTGGCCTTCGAGCGCGGCCGGGTATATCTGCTACGTCGGCAACTCCCCGCAACTCCTGACCGAGCACGCATCGAACGCGGCGAGCACGCCAACGTCTATCACCGTGACCGCCTATCTCGACCGCGGCAAAGGCATCCCTGACCCGGAGTTTGACCGGATGCGCGTGAAAGTAAAGCGCGTGGCGCATAGCGGCGTCTGGGGTCAGCCGGTGGACGTGGTGGCGGCGGGTACGCTCGAAATCACGGGCGCCGGCTGGACGGTCAACCAATGGGCCGGCTACGATGTCTCCCTCCTCGGAAAAGCCGCGGGCGGCGATATGGCGGTGCTGAATTATTCAGTGGTATCGAACACCGCCGCCGTGCTGACGGTAACACCTGATCCGGCTGGAGACGTGGCCGTCGGCGACGCGATCATCATGCGGTCAAAGCCCACGGTGGGCAGCGATGGCGGCGGGAATTATCTGTCCGACGCGCTCTGGCTCAACGCGCTCGAAAACTCCGGCGCGGGTCTGGCGGTCGATGAAGAAGTCGGGCGGCTCCTCCGCATTATCAGCGGGACTGGCGCTGGGCAAGTCTACCGGATCATCAGCAACACCGCCAGCAAGGTCTACATCGAAGGCGATTGGTTGACGACGCCGACAAGCGCGAGCCGCTACATCATCGAAGAGCCGGACTGGCAGGTGATCCAGACATCGGACAGCCTGAACAATGCGGATCTGGACGCAGTTTTGTACCTCGAAGTGGAAGTCACGAACTACCGGCAACGCGTCGTTCTAGTGCAGCCGGTGACGCTCGACGGCGGGCAAAACGAGGCTATTGATTCGTTGTGCCCGGTGCGCGAGATTTACGTGTTTGGTTCGTCGAATCCTGCTATCGGAAACAATGACGGCTACTTCGAGATGGTCACAACGTCGGGCGAAGTCACGCCAGATCTTGCCGACGGGCTGAACCAACAAGAGACGATGACGGCCGACGTGATCGTGAACGAGCCGGTCTACACGGGCGGCACGCTTGTGGCCGGGATGCGGCTACGAATCAAGCTCATTGAGGACGCGACGGGCGGCTGGGTTCCGACATTCGACGCGGTGTTTATCGGCCTCCAAAACATCGACATGGACCTCACCGCCGATACCTACTCAATTTTTGAATTTGTCTATAACACGGCCGCTAAGTGGGAGTACGTGGGCGGCGTGCGGGGTGCTTCGATCACATGAGAATTCTCTTTTATATCATCGCGGCTGGGCTGGCCTTCGGGCAGTCGCAGAACGAGTTGAAAATCATTCCAAAACAGGATGACTCGGCGACTGGCCTTATTAAGTTCCAGGAGAAGTACGGGAACGGCGCGCACTATATCGGCCTTCGAGGGCCGGCCTCCGTGGCGGCGTCGGAAACCTTCACCCTTCCCACCGCCGACGGCACCGCCAACCAATGCCTCTCCACTGATGGCGCTGGCCAGTGGGGTTGGAGCACGTGCGGAGCTGGCGGTAACGTCAACCCTGGCGACTACGACTGGTCGCAGACCATCACCGCGCCTGGCGTCGCTGGCACCTATACAATCACGCTCACCCCCGGACCGCTAGGCGTGAGCGCGACCGACACCGCGAGCCAGTATTGGCTTGTAGGCACACCCGGTTCGTCTGAGGCGGTAGTCTCGACCGGCACTGGCACTTGTGACGGAACCGGGCAAACGTCCTGCACTATCCAGATCACGACGGCCAATAGCCACACGGGCACCACCACCATCGCCAGTGGCAGCGTAGGGGCACAGGAAGCGATCAACGCGGCGTCTGGCTCGGTCACGCTCTCGTATCCCATAGGCAATCCGTCGTGGAAGACACGCGCCTGCACCAACGGCAAAAACGTGACACACATAGGGCAAGGCACGGGCTCCGCCATCTACCTAACCACGCCGAACCAGCAAGGCATCTGCAAAAACTCAAACAACACCCTCGACGTTATTCGCATGTCGATTGTTGGCGACACCACCACCACTGGAATCTATGTGCAGGCCACGGTGAGCAATGGCGGCTCCGACCGCTTTATTGACAATTTCCTGCAAAACCACGCCACCGGCATCAACCACCGGACCGCTACTGAAACGTATGTGATGGGCAATCGGTTTTACGGCACCCGTGTGGGCCTGGAGGTGGCGAACGAAATCAATAGCGACCAGGGCGGCCTGACGGTCAATGAGAACAACTTCGTCTGTACTGCCGACTCCGACTCCAAGGGGGTGTTTTTCCACTCTCCCGGAGCAGCGACGTTCGCCGGCAATTACTTCCTCGGCTGCCGGGATAGCTTCTACGCCGACTTGGCCTTTGCCACGGTGGACGTATCCGGCACCGCTGCCACCGCTACCACGGGTCGATTCCGGCCGGTACAAGTAGGGCTGGCTGTGTATGTGGATGGCAACCTGACGTCCATCGCCTCCTACACCGATGAAACCCACGTCACGCTAGCCGATAACCTTGGCACGCTGACAGGTGCAAAGGTGGGACAATCGACAGGCCAGTTCCACTTCTACGCAAACAATTTTGACAACCAAAACCGAACTGGCATTTGGTTTGACAGCAAGGTGCCATTTGCTGGCGCGCAGATCCACAACAACAGCTTCAGCAACTTTTTCAACGCCGAAGCCTACACCGCCATCAAAATGACTGGGCCGCGCTTCGCGCAGTTTGACATACTCGACAATCGGATGGCAAACTTGTCCGGCGTCACCTACGACCACACGGGCATTTACGCAGATCACGCGGGGCCGGATATTAAGATCAGTGGAAACACGTTCCGCGCGCATAAGTACAGCCTGCACCTCGACCTGGACGGCTCTAGCACGGGAGCGCAAATCAGCGATAACGAGTTCTACGGCGCGGGCGAAGCGGGCACACAGGGAGTCAAGCTGGTAAACGCCATTGGGGCCAACGTCAGTTCGAATAAGATCCGCAACTATTCCACGGCCATCTCCATCAGCGGGGCTTCCACTGACCGCGTGGCAATCAATGGCGGAGAAATCACGTGCGCAACCAGCGGCACGGCTGTAGACGCCGCGGCGGGTACTAATCTCACGTTCGTGGGCGTCGATCTCGGCACGGCCTGTACAACGGGGTTTAATGGCGGCAGCGGCACCACGGCCACTATGGCGGCGGTAGTAGGCGCTCCGTCCACGCGCGTTAGCACGTCGGGCACGATCCGCGACGGGGTGCAGCCCAGCACGTACCTCAAAGATTCGGGCACCAATAACACCGCGTCGGTGGGATCAATCGAGCGCCATTCGACCGGCACCACCGCAACGGGCTTTGGCGTGCAGCAAGCCGTGACATTGGAGGACGAAGGCGGAACTGGCATCGTCGCCGGCGGCTGGCAGGTGCTGTGGGAAGACGCTACGGCGGCCAACCGTTACCCGCGCTTTGATGTCCTCATCAGCAAAAACAACAGCGGCCAGACGATTGCGGCCAGCTTTGATAAAGACAAAAACCTCATCAGCTACGGCTCTCTGTACTCGATTTCCGGCTCCATTGCCGGGCGCTTCGGGGCCAACCTATCAAGCGGCGTTGGGCTGGGGGCGTTCTCTTTGCACCCGGTCACGGTCTACACAGATGCCGCGGCTCGCTGGCAGTGGACGGCGGCGGGCATGTTGATGCCGATGGCAACCGATACTTACGATATTGGCGACCTAACAACGCCTCTTCGCGTGCGCGGCGTGTACAGCAAGATCGTGGACACGGCGCTGGCGGGCGCCACGGGCGATTACATGCAGACGCGAAAACTGCAATTGTTTGATAACACTGGTTCATCAACCGCCGCTTCGTACTGGGATTTGAATGTCGTAATGAGTGGGGCCGGGGCATTTCAGAACAGCTATTTCTACCTTCGGGATAACGCTGGCTCTAATGTATTCAAGTCAGAACGCATCGCCAGCGGCTCGGCAGTATCAAGAACCACCTGGTACACGTCTCTTCTGCCAGACACAGACGGCGGTAGAGACATCGGTACGCCACTGCTCAATTGGGATAAGGTGTACGCCAATCAGATTGGCGATGCTTCCTATCCGGCTGTCATCTGGGGGGCAAACTCTAATTTCTTGGGACTCAACACTATTGCGCTCACGATCAACACGGGCGCGGCCACGGTTGGGCACGTCTGGACCGCTACAAGTACGGGCGGTGCTGGATCATGGCAAGCCGCCGCCGCCTGCACGACTTGCATCGTAAACGGTGGCAACACGACCGGCGCGACGCTGACCATCGGCACAAACGACGCGCAGACGCTTTCTCTCGAAACCAACAACGTCTCCTACCTCCAGATCAATTCCGGCGGGCAAGTCACCATCGCGGGAAACGTGGTTCCATCGGGCACGCGTGACCTTGGCGCGACCGGGAGCGAGTGGAATGAGCTGTTCGTTGGCTCCATTACTGCCACGTCGATTATTGAGCCGAAGGTTGACGGCGGCGCGCAGAACGGCGACGCGGCAAAGCGCTGGTCAAATGTCTATAGTGTCGATGGTGACTATAGCGGAACGCTTTCCACCGCTGGACTTACGATCAACACGGGCGCGGCAACCACTGGCTATGTCTGGACCGCCACAAGCACCGGCGGCGCGGGCTCATGGCAAGCCATACCCACTGCGCTCCCCGTCGTGGATACTACCGGCATCGCCAAAGGCTCATCGGACGCGACGAAGATCGCGCGCCTGGAAGTGGACGGGCTGACTACCGGAACGACGCGCGTGCTCACCGTGCAGGACGGGGATTACATCCTGGCCGGGCTCAACATCAATCAGACCTTCGTCAATCCGCAAACCATTGCCATCGCCAGCGTTCAAACGCAGATGACCCTGGCGCAGACCAACAGTACCGCAACATATGATCCGGCGTGCCTAGTTCTTGCCTCTACCGATACCGTCACCAGCACTATCTATGGAGCCGCGCGGGTGTGCTCTGGGTACGAGTCGGCAGTATTCACAGATGAGAAATTTTCCATCCAAACAGCAACCGGCTCGGGCACATATCAGGACGCGCTGACCATCAAAAATCAGGCCGTCACGATTCTGGGCAGCATTGCCGCCACGGGCTCCGCGACATTCAGCTTCAACAGCGGGACGATGGCGGGCACAATGAAGCCGCTATTCGGCGGAACTGGCTCAATCGGCGACTCTGGCTATTCGTATGGGGCTGGCTACTTCTCTGCCTCTGGCTTCATCCTTACCGATACCACGACCGTAGGCTATGTCTGGACCGCGACCAGCACGGGCGGTGCTGGATCATGGCAAGCCGCGGCCGCGTGCCCAACCTGCTACGTTCAATCCGGAAATTCATTCGGAACGGCCGCGATACTTGGGACTTCCGACAACTTCCCCGTGTATTTCAAGACGAACAACGTCGTCCGCTGGGATATATCAGCCGGCGGTAATCTCGTTCCAGATTCAAATAACGCCTACACCTTCGGCC